CGCCTCCGCTCGTCTCAAGGGCCTGGCAGATAAGGGCCTCATTCGTGATAGCGGCGCTCGGCGCAAGACGCGATCGGGGAGAGCGGCCAGGGTTTATGTGGCGGTGGCGTGATGGATTATCCCACCAAAGACGACCCGCCCAACGGCTTTGAATTGTTCTGCACAATTCTCGCGTTTGCGTTCTTAGTGCTGCCATTCTTCGCCCTGGTTGCAAGCGGAAGCGTGCTCATCATTTATGTGGTTCTGCGGTTTGCTGCCCGCCTTGTGGGGCTCGCATGAGGCTCCACCCCACCGAGGAACAGATACAGGGCGCCGTGGCCGACTACCTCGACCGCGCGCTGCCGGACGATGCCGTGTGGTTCCACGCGCCCAATGGAGGCCATCGCCATCCCGCCGTGGCTGCCAAGCTCAAGTGGCTCGGCGTCAAACCTGGTGTGCCGGACATCTTCATCGTGTGGCGTGGGCGCTCGATCTGCATCGAACTGAAGGCGCACAAGGGAACGCTGTCGGATGCCCAGAAGGCGATGCAGCAACGGCTGATCTTGTCGGGGGCTGTGGTGTTCGAGGTCGCCCGCTCTGTCGATGAGGTTGAAGCGTTCTTGCGCGGGGTTGGTCTTCCATTGAATGCGACGGTGTCACCATGACCGCGCCTGACCTCTTCGCCAAGGGAGAGCCGCCGCGCCGAGGCACTCGGTTGCCGTCCGATTGGAAGCCCACGCTTGAGGCTGCCAAGTTTGCGCGCGACCTGGGGCTGGATGTGCAGGCTGTCGCCGACCAGTTCCGCGACTACTGGATCTCACGCGCTGGCGCTGGTGGCGTGAAGCTGGATTGGCTCGCGACATGGCGCAACTGGTGCCGTGTGACTGCGGAGCGCAACGCCAACAAGCCCAAGCCTCGTGTCAGCCAGTTCAACCTGCCGCCGTCTGCACCGCCTGAGACTGAGTGGTGGCCGAGGCTGCGCGGTTACAAGGCCGGTGGGTGGTGGTCTCCCATGTGGGGGCCGAGGCCGGAGAGCGGGAAGTGCTGGGCACCTGCGGCGGATATAGCCCGATGGAAAGCCCTCCAATGACCTACTTCAGCCCCTTCTCGATGGCCCGGCATATGGTCTCGGTGATCGACACCTTGTCCGCCTTGGCCCTGCGCAGGATCGCCTCCCGCAGCGCCTTGGGCGGCCGGAATGCCATGAGTGGAGTCACCCCGGTTGCTGGGCGGCCCCTCTTTTTCTGTAAAACAGTTATTGACCTAGCCATTTAATCGTTATACAACAAATCCATCGTAAGTACAGCCCCTAGGGAGACGGTTATGACCGACCGCGAAGAACTCGAAAAGCTGATGATCCAGGCCTGCACCAAGGGCGCCAACATCACGGTCGAGCGCGACACGACTGGCTACCCGACCACCATCACGGTCAGCGGCGGCCTCAAGGGGGTCGGCCCTTGCCCGATGTCGCCGATCTACTTCGCGGAGAAGATGCGGGAGGTGCTGCGATGAGCCCCCGCTACACCAAGCGCTTCGTCCTTGAAGGCGAGTGGAGCGGCTACACGTCTGCCCAGCGCCGCATCGTCCATCGCGAGGTCATCGGCCCCAAGCGCGCCGAGAAGATCAGAACCAACGGCCCTCACGTCATCACCTACACGGACGGCACAAGCCTGTTCCTTGACGTGCGAGAGGCCAAGCCGCGCGAGGTAATCAAGCCGATTAACGGCTCCGGCGACCTGATCAGCAAGGCCGAGCGGCGCGGTGGCACCCACATCAGCGTCATGGATTTGCGGTCGTGAACATCTTTGATGATCCCGAGGCTATGGAGGCCGTGCGGGTCCTTCGAGACAAAGGATACACCGCCGACCACGTCAAGGACTACATGCGCCTTCTCGAACTACACAGGAAGGCTGTAGCGCGGTCCGCAAACTACAAATGCACTCATGGCCATGACCAGTGCTGGTCGATGTATCCCGGACCTGAGTGCCCAACCTGCGAGAGGCGATGATGAGCGACGAATTGTTCCCGGTTTTGCGCGGGGTTGTTTTGAACAATGGCCATATCGATCCCGTCACTGGCCCGCGATGCATGGTGAAGATGAGCGAGGGCCCGCATCGAGGCAAATACGTCATCGCGCACACCGATAGTCTGTTGGCGGGCGGCATCGAAGTTCATGTTCAGGAGAAGGGGAAGCGGAAGGCGTGGCCATGCGGCCACACTCCGGATCCGAATGGGCCGCCGCCCCTGGAGCGTTGGCACCCCGAGGAACTGGGCTGGCAGCGCATAGGCCCGCGCGCATGGGAGAGGCCGGACGGCACGCGGCATGAGTTCCCCGTGGGATGGCGCGAGGAGGTTTTGATAAGGCCGCCGCTTAGAAAAGGCGGTGTTCTATGATCGATCTCTTACGCATCGCTGAGTTGGCTGACGAGTACACATTCCCGGATCACGCGATGGCGGGCCGCGTTGGTGGCACGCTGACGATTGGAGAGCTTCGGGAAATGCTGAGCATCGTGGCGTTCACCCTTGAGGCGCAAGAGATCGGCCGGTCCGTTATTCGCGACGAAGAGCCGTTCGCGAAGACTGCTGCCACACCGCTCGAATCGCGGGTGACGTACCTGGAAAGGCTGGTCGGCGAACTCAAGGGTTGGAGACTGGAGGAATGATGGCTGAGTCGAGCATTGAAGCTGATTGGGGCGACGCATGGCATCCAATCGAGACGGCGCCGAGGGATGGGACGCGGGTCCTGTTCTGCGCGTCACCCGACTACCGTGGCGACCGCGTCCACATCGGCTGGTTCAACAAGTGGGGTGAGGCTTGTTGGCAGGGTCTCGCCCACAACCCGACGCCGGTAGCATGGCAGCCCCTGCCAGAACCGAAAAAATCACCGTAGAATCGCGCTTTCACAGCGTTTGTTCTCGACTCGTTCTCACAGATGGAGTAGACCAGAAAAGCGAAAGGGCTCAACCATTACGTGAGCCCCTTCGGAGTCGGATGTAGTTCCAGCTACGAGCCGCCTCGATGGTCGAACCACCTACCCGGATAATAGGTTAGATGGCGACACTATTCAACCCGCATGCTGGCCCGGCTCGAACCGGAACATGGGATCTCCGTCGCCCACCAATAGGACGGTCAAATGCGGGCTCTCCTTGCCAGGAACCCGCGACCTGTACGGTGCCGCAACTGCGGTCTGGGACGGTAGGGGGCCATTTCTTCCAGCGAGCGTGACTTCTCGCAATATGGATGGCCTCGGGTAGCCCTATAGCTGCCCAAAGTGGAGCCGCGGTGGAAATACGCGGTGCTCGCGAGCGAAAGCAACCGAGCGAAGGCACTGAGTACACGAGCCGCGAGGCTTCCCCCTAGTCAGGGGCTATCGAAGAGGGACCTGTACCCTCACCGGTAGGTGGAAAAGGCAACGCTATGGAGAGAACGATGAGAGTGCCCGACTTGAAGAGCGCAGAACGCAAGAGACTAGAGACACGACGACAACGTGACCGAGATCTACGCGATTGGGCGCAGCCTGAACTGCGCAAGTGCGAGGCCAAAGACGAGGACACTTGCCGAGCACTGTACTGCCCGAAGCATCGACAGCGACTCGCGTACTGCCCGTGGGAGAAAAACGGCCACGTCACGCCTCCCGGCGAGTCCGGCTGCCGCGTGCCAAAGCATCTTATCCAAGGAGGAACAGCATGAGCATACCATCCAGCGCAGATATGGAAGCCGCCCGCGAATGGGTCCTGAAGACCGAGGAATGGTCAGAGACGCCAAAGGAAGGCGTTCTCGGCCCCAGCGGCATGATGTGGCGTGAACTGCACTGCTCGCGCTGTGGCGAGGATTTCTGGTCGTGCCGCGCGGGCCATGACCATTCGTGCCAAAGCATCTGATTACGACTGGAGGGACGGCATGAGTGAGCGTTTCGACCCAAGTGACGGTGAAGGGCAGTACGCCGATCCCCGCGTCTTCGTATGCCAGGGGCCGCCCGTGTGTGAACTGCAGGACGAAGATGCCGTTCGCGCCCAACAGATGCGGGCGGCAGGCATGAAAGAAGGCTGCCCATGGTGCAAGGTCATCACCGTTCACCCGGATGGTAGCGAGACGACAGAGGCGCCGGGGCGCGCATGATCCGCATCGCATTCCTCCTGCTTATCCTCTCATTCCCCACCCACGGGAGAGACCGGAACGTCCCGGCCGCTTTCCAGCGCGAGTTTCCCTGCCCCTCAACAGGCAAGACGACCGGCGCCTGCCCTGGCTGGACCAGAGATCATTGGATTCCGCTTGCCTGTGGTGGGCCTGACACGATCGACAACATGGTTTGGCAGACCACGGAAGAAGCCAAAGCCAAGGACAAATGGGAGCTGAAGGGATGCCGAAGAAAGGCGAAGTAATTGATCTGACTGGGCGCGGTTTTGGTCGGCTGACCGTTCTTGGGTATTCCGGCACGAACCGAAAGCGCAGTGCGCAATGGCACTGCCTGTGTTCCTGCGGGTCGACCAAGACCATCGACGGGATGTCGCTGCGAAAGGGCGATACGACCTCATGTGGATGCTATCAGCGCGAATCCTCTGCCGCTCGCAACGCGGTGCTGAAGGTCACGCACGGTCATACGGGGACGCCAGAATATCATTCTTGGCGGGCCATGATGGCTCGCTGTCGGAATCCTAAGCACGACGCGTTCTCGCGATATGGCGGTCTCGGCATCGCCGTATGCGATCGGTGGGAGAGTTTCGAGAATTTCTTGGCCGACATGGGGCCGCGACCTGTTGGGATGACCCTGGAGCGAATCGACAACGGCGCCTCCTACGAACCAAGCAACTGTCGATGGGCAAGTCCCATTGAGCAGGCGCGGAACCGTAGGTGCAACCTTGGGCCGGTGACGGCCTTCGGGGAGGTCCGTCCGATCTGGGAATGGGTGGTTGATCCAAGGTGCCGCGTCACTGAGCGAACGCTACGCAAGCGGTTGGCCGCTGGCTGGTCGGGAGAACGGGCACTCACCGGGACGGAGTCTGAATTGCGACACATTGCGTCCGTTGCTCGCGAGCGCGCCAAGAAGCTCAAGACCCGCGTTGCACCCCTCCCTTGCCAATAGGAGAAGCGATGACTATGACCGACATCACGATCGAGAAGGGCATACCCTTCCCCCAGCCCACCCTCCGTCCCAAGGGCCGCCCCCTGGTCCATCGCTGGGACCTCATGGAGGTGGGAGACTCACGCCTCATGCCCACCCAGGGCTCTGCGAGGTGCGCCATTGACTGGGGCCTGCGTAACGGCCGGGTGTTCCTGATGGCGAAGGAGAAGACAAAGAAGCCGCCGTATGGATGGCGAGTGTGGCGCAAGACTTAGTATCGGATATTCGCAGGGTGTAGCGCACTATACTGGCTATAGTGATACTGCGCTCGTTCATCTTCCCCACGGATGACGAGGCATAATGGCCGAAAGAGGCCGCCCTTCCATCTTCTCCGAAGAGTTGGCGACTCGCATCTGCGAGCGTCTTGCTGCGGGCGAAACGCTCCGCGCAATCTGCCGTGACGATGATATGCCGGATGAGCGCACTGTCCGCACTTGGGCGCGGGACAACGAGGTATTTTCCCCGCAGTACGCGAAGGCCCGTGAGATCGGCTACCAGGGGATGGCCGACGAAATCATTGTGATTGCAGATGCCAGCGATGACGCACGCTTGCAGGTCGATACACGCAAGTGGCTGATGAGCAAGGCGCTGCCGAAGATCTACGGCGACAAGCAGACCATGGAGCACGAGGGCAATATCACTGTCGTCGTCCGCAAGTTCTCGGAAGAAGCGATTGGCTGAAATCGCTCTCCCGAATGGCTGGTCGCCGCGCCCGTACCAACAGCCCCTATGGAGATACCTGGAGCAGGGCGGCAAGCGAGCGGCAGCATGCTGGCATCGTCGCGCCGGCAAGGATGATATTGGGCTGAACTACGCCGCCACAGCAGCATTCGAGCGTCCGGCCAACTACTGGCACATGCTGCCCGAATACAAGCAGGCCCGGAAGGCCATCTGGACGGCCGTGGATGCCAAGACGGGCAAGCGTCGCCTCGATCAGGCTTTCCCGAAGGCTCTTCGCCGTCGCACCAATGACAACGAAATGTTCATCGAGTTCGTCAACGGTGCGACATGGCAGGTCGTGGGGTCCGACCGATTTGACTCGGCCGTAGGCGCCGGCCCGGCTGGCATTGTGTTCTCTGAATGGTCGCTCTCAAACCCGAGAGCCTGGGGAACGCTTGCCCCGATGCTGGAGGAGAACGGCGGCTGGGCGCTGTTCATCTACACGGCGAGGGGCGCGAACCACGGTGAATCCACCATCAAGATGGCGAAGGAAACGCCTGGCTGGTTCGGTGAGATCCTGACGGCGAGAGACACCGGCATTTTCAATGACGAGCAATTAGCGCGCATCAGGACCGAATACATCAAGCTGGACCCGCAGAGCGGCGAGGCGCTGTTTGAGCAGGAATATTTCTGCAGCTTCGCATCAGCCACGCACGGGGCCTATTGGGCCAAGGAGGTCGCCGTTGCCGACGCCGATGGCCGAATCTGTGACGTGCCGGTCGACATTGAGCAGCCTGTGCATACCGCGTGGGATCTGGGGGTGAGAGATGCCACGGCCATATGGTTCTTTCAGGTATTGGCGGGTGGACTCAACATCGTCGATTTTTACGAGGCTTCAGGTGTGGGTCTCGATCACTACAACGATATTCTTCGCTCAAGGGCGCGTGTTGGGGGCTACCAGCTCGGTACCTGTCACGTCCCACACGACGCGAAGGTCAAGGAATGGGGCTCGGGCAAGACTCGCCTGGAGCAGATGGAAGCGCTCGGGCTCGCGCACGAAGTCGTCCCCGACCACAGGCTGATGGATGGCATTGGCGGCGCGCGTGAGACGCTGGCTCGTGTGCGCTTTGACCGCGAGCGCTGCAAGGATGGCGTAGAGGCCCTGAAGCAGTACCGCGCCGACTACGACGAAGAGCGCAAGGTCTTAAAGCCCACGCCTCGGCACGACTGGACGAGCCACGCTGCCGACGCATTCCGCTACCTAGCGATGGGCTGGCGCGACTTCAGCGAGCCTAGGGAAGACGACGCGCCCGCGCCCCAGGCTGGATGGATGGCCGCATGATCCCCGAGCACGCCCGCCTGGAAGCCCTCCTGCGCGACCTGATGCGCCAGCGGCCCTTCGAGAACTACGTCGACCAGCCCGACACGGCCGAGCGCACGCGCCTTGCGGTGCAGGCCATCCCGTTCGCCCTGCCGGAGAAGAAGACCGATGGCTAAACCAGCCCAGCGCGACTCCGGCCCCAGCGGCAGCGCCAGCACACGCTCTGCCGGCCAGCGCAGCAGCACTGACGCCGCCGACTCCAAGGACATCCTTGCTGAGGCCAAGCGCCGCGCTGATGAGGCGTGGCAAGCCGAGCACAACAACATCAACGAGGCCCGCGACTGCCAGCGCTTCTACGTCGGCGGCAAGGCCCAGTGGGACGAGAAGGCCTGGAACAGCCGCTTCCAGAAGAACCGGCCGACCGTCACCATCAACCGCCTGCCTCAGTTCGCCCGCCAGGTGACGGGTGAGATCCGCAAGAACCCGCCCAGCATCAAGGTCACCCCGTCCAAGGGCGGCGCATCGCAGGCCACGGCAGAGACCTACGCGGGCATCATCCGCAACATCGAGCAGCAGAGCCGGGCCACTGACATCTATGTCAAGGCCGCCGAAAACCTGGTGCAGACAGGGCAGGGACCGTTCCGGATCGTCGTCGAGTACAGCAGCAACGACGCCTTCGATCAGGACATCCGCTTTAAGGCCATCAAGGACCCGCTCGGCGCCCTCTGCGATCCCTTCGCCCAGCGCCTGGACGGGCTCGACAAGCGCTATGCCTACGTCTTCGACCACATGTCGATCCACGACTATCAGGAGACCTACCCCGGCAAGGCCATTGTGGACGTGACCGTTGATGGCTGGGCGACGCACGCATTCCCCTGGCGCGTGGGGGACACGGTGCGCATTGCCGAGTACTGGCGGCGCGTGCCGGTCAAGAAGACGCTGTATCTCATGCCGGACGGCACGGTGCAGGACGATGCGGCGGTCAAGAAGCTCACGCCCGAGGTTCAGGCGGTCATTGAGCAGGGTGTGGATGCCGGCGAGGTCCGTACACGCGATGTCGATGACTGGAGGGTGGAATACTACATCATCAGCGGTGCTGACGTGCTGTCCGGCCCCCACAAGTGGGCAGGCCGATACATCCCCGTCTTCATGGCGGCCGGCGAAGAGATCACCATGGACGGCAGCACCGTCCGCAAGGGCTTGGTGCACGACGCTCGCGATCCGCAGCGCATCCTGAACTACTCCAAGTCAGCCTCGGTCGAGGTGATCGCCCTGCAGCCCAAGGCGCCGTTCATTGCGACGGTCGATCAGGTGAAGGGGCGCAAGGAGTGGGCGACGGCGGGCAGCGAGAACCATTCGGTACTGCTCTACAATCCGGACCCCAAGGTCGCCAATCAGCCGCCGAAGCGCTCCGAGCCCGCCCTTGCCTCGCAGGGCCTCGATAACCTGATGTTGATGTCCAGCCAGGACCTGAAGGACGTGACGGGCATTCAGGACGCCTCGCTGGGCACGCAGAGCAACGAAACGTCGGGCATTGCTATCGCCAACCGCCAGCGTGAGGGCGACACGGCGACCTACGTCTACGTGGACAACCTGCGCCGGGCCATCAGCGCGGCCGGTGAGGCTCTGGTGGACCTGATCCCGCGCATTTACGACACGCCGCGGCAGGTCGCGATCCTGAAGGAGAGCGGCGAGTCCCAGATGGTGGCGGTCAACACGCCAGAGGGGAAACTGCCGACGGACAAGGACGGCAAGCCCGTGCATCCGGTCTTCAACCTGGCTGATGGCGAGTACACGGTGGCCGTCACTGTCGGGCAGAACTTCGCGACGATGCGCCAAGAGGCCGTCGTCAACATGCTGGAGGCCTTCAAGCTCAAGCCGGACCTGCTCGGCATCGCGGGAGACCTGCTGTTCAAGAACATCGACGGACCCGGCGCTGCGGAGCTTGCCAAGCGCATCGCCAAGACGATCCCAGCCCCGCTGAGGGACGACAACGTGGATGAGCTGCCCCCGCAGGGTCCACCGCCGGACGTGATGGCCGAGGTCGAGAAGACCGCAGCGGAGACGGGCAAGATCCAGGCGGAAACCGAGGGCAAGCAGATTGAGAACGTGGCCATGCTGATGCAGATGCAGGCCACGCTGCAGAGCATTCAACAGATGCTGGCGGGCGGTGCGCCGATGGGTCCGGCTGGCCAGCCTCCTCCTGGTGGCCCGATGCCGGCGCCCCCGCCGGCGCCCCGTAGTGAATTGGGGCCGCTCATGTCCAATGGCGTCCCCGTGCCGAGCGAGAACATCTCGTTGGCGCCCAACGACGGCCTGCCGCCGATGGTGGAGATCGAAACACTTCCTGAAGGAGTCACATGAGCGACGAAGTTGCCACCATCGAGGATATTGACAAAGGCGCCGCTACAGTTATTGTAGCGCCTGCGCAGCCCCCAGTTGGGGGAGCGCCTGCTAGCAACCCGGCCGACTCAGCACCGGTCAATCAGGCGGAAACGCCTGCGGTCCCCTCGCAAGAGGGTCCGGCGGATGCTCCAGCTCAGACCGAGCAGGAGAAGTTCCACGAATCACCAGCCTTCAAACGAATTCAACGCCAACGTGCGAACGCAGAACGACGCGCCTTGCGCGCGGAGGCCGAGCTAGCCGCCCTGAGGTCAAACCCTCAGCCGCAGCCAGCCGCTCCAGCGAAGAGCGCTAGCGAACAAACCAAGGCGTCGGACTTCGCGAGTTATGACGACTACGTGCGCCATCAGGCTGCAGAGGCAGCCAGGCAGGCAGCCCGTGAGGTGGTGACCGAGTCCCGGCAGGTGCAAGCCCAAGGGGACGCGGCTGCCGCAGCCAAGCAGGCGAGGACGACTTTCGAGAGAGAGGCGACCAAGCAGGCCCAGGTTGCGGGCATCGATTTCCAGGAGGCGTGGGAGACTCTGTTAGAGCTTCCTCCCGAAGACGTTTCCGACGCATTCGCTGCTTACCTCTACCAGGCGGCCGAGAACAAGGCGGCGTTAGTCGATCACTTCGCGAAGAATCCAGACGAGGTTGCGCGCATTTCAAGTCTGCACCCAGCGGCGGCGTTCAAGGAACTGGCAAAGGCCGATCTCCAGATGGGGGTCAAGCCCAAGCCTCCCATAACCAAGGCGCCGCCGCCCGGTCCAACGGTCGGAGGCCGGGGTGTCACGCAGAAGTCTGTCGCCGACATGGGCATGGATGAGTTCGCATCTCACTTCATGAACGAGCAAGAGGCCAGACTAAAGCGCATGTAGCCCGGCACGGTGCCTAACCCTCAAGGCATCCCACAGTGGCAACCAACACGACTCTCACGAATGACATCATCCTGAAGTACGGGGTGATGCATTTCTTCAACAACCTGGTGGCGACCAAGCTCGTCAACCGAGACTACGAAGCCCAGTTTGGCGGCTCGTCTGCCAAGAACGGCTCGACCATCCGCATCGCTCGCCCCATCCGCGGCCAGGTCCGCACGGGCGCCACGATGCAGGCTCAGGACATCACCGAGGGCCGCACCGCTCTGACGGTCGCAACCCAGTTCGGCGCGGATCTGGAGTTCACCTCCGAAGAACTGACCTTGGACGTGGACAAGTTTCAGGAGCGCATCCTGAAGCCCCAGATGATCCGGCTGGCGAACTACGTCGATGACCTGATCATCACGGAGCTGACCAACCAGGCCTACAACTGGGTGGGCACGGCCGGCAACGTGATCGACGCCGCCGCCGACTTCTTCAAGGGTCCGGAGCGTCTGGACAACCTCGGCGTCCCGACCGACTCGCGCGTCGGCCTGCTCTGCCCCGGCGACTACTGGGGCTTGGCTGGCACGCTGACTGGCCTGTATATCAACGATGTCGCTACGAGCGCCTTGAAGCGCGCGAAGCTGCCCATGATGGGCAACGTCGACCTGTACATGTCGCAGAACGTGCTGAGCCACACCAACGGCGCGTGGGCGGCCCAGGTCACGGCGATGGCCATCACGGGCACGGGCCTTTCGACCACCTACGCGGCGGCGAAGGACTCGACGTACTTCGTGATGTCGACCCAGATCAACGGCGGCACGGCCACAACCGGCGTCGTGAACAAGGGCGACGTGTTCCACATCTCGGGCGTGTTCGCGGTCAACCCGATCACCAAGGCCACGCAGGACTTCCTGCAGCAGTTCACCATCCAGGCGAACGCGACGGCTGACGGCTCGGGCATCTTCTCAGTGTCGATCGCGCCGGCCATCATCACCTCGGGTCCGTACCAGACCGTCTCTGCGGCTCCGGTTGCTGGCTCCGCGGTGACCTTCAAGGGCTCGCCGAACACCACCTACAAGCAGAGCCTCTGCTACCACAAGGACGCTGCCACGCTGGCCATGCCTGCGCTGCAGAAGCCGCAGGGTGCGGCATGGGCCGAGTCCAAGACCTACGAGGGCATCAGCCTTCGTCTGGTCCAGGGCTACGACATCAACAACGACGTTCAGCAGTGGCGCTTCGATGGCCTGATCGGTGTGCTCGCGCACAACCCCGGCGCCATCACCCGCGTCAGCGGCACGTAAGGAGGCTGATCACATGAAGTACCTCACCAACCTCCCGAGCGATGGCACGGTTCTTGGCCAGACCGTCTCGGACAAGATCGGCTTCTACGGCCTCACCACCGCGATCGTGCAGCCCTCGGCTTCGGCTCAGGCGGCGGTCACGGCGACTGTGACCACGACCACGCCGACCATCACCGCCTTCGGGTTCACCTCGGCGCAGGCCGGGCAGATCATCACGGCGGTCAACGAGAACCAGGCGCTGGTCAACGCGATCCGCAACGTCTTGGTCAATCTCGGCCTCATGAAGGGCAGCGCCTAGAGTGGTGCTGCCGCAAAACCTGGAGGGGCTTGTAGACTTCAAGGTCTACATCCCCTCCTTGAAAGCCTGGTTTCGGAGGGAGTGGCATCGGCTTAGCAGCCAGCCGCCCCCTCCGGGCCGCGGCGTTCTGATGGGCTGCCCCCTGTGGGGCGAAGAGTACATCGACCGCTTCTTTTACTTCGGCCTGCCCAGCATTCGGGCGCCCAAGAACCTTGAGGCCTTGCAGGCCAACGGCTGCCGAATGGTTCTCTACACCGACGACGCGGGCTTTGACCGCTTGTGGGTGATGAAGCGCGACATGCGCAAGAAGGGCATCGACGTGCAGATCCATGTGATCCCGCAGGAGATCATGGCTCAAGTGCCTGACAAGCCGCTGAACAAGTATTGGCTGCTTGGCACGGTTCAACAGCTTCTCATTCAGGAAGCGGCCGAGTCCGGCATGGGCTTCCACGCCCTGCATCCCGATCACCTCCATAGCGACGCGTACTTCGCAAACCTGTTCCGCCTGGCCTTGGATAACGACTGCATCGCGCAGACCAGCATCAGCGGCGACATCGAGAAGTGCGTACCTGAACTGGAGCAGTGGCGGCAGGAGGATGGATCGCTGGCTATTCCCGCCGTCGAGGTTGGTGACATGGGGTGGCGGCATATGCACGGCCAAACCCGCTACAACCTGATGAACGGCGTCGACATCTCCAAGGAGTTCCCGAACACGCATTTTCAGTGCTGGCAGGGCAAGGACAAGCTCTATCTCTACTGCTGCCACATGAACGCGACGTGGATGGCGGCATCAGTATGCCGTGAGGCGCCTGTCCGGCTGCACAATGCGCTCGATACGGAGCTGCCGTACTTCATGCCGCCCAACGCTACTGTCTGCGTGCCCGAGGCATCTGACGGCATGACGTTCATTGAGCTGAGCGACGATGCCAAGCTCGGCGGTGCCGGCATGGTGCCGTTTGCCGACTTCGCGGCGCAGTGCTGGCAGACCGTCCATTTCCGAGACGATTGGCTGCCCTTCTTCAAGGTGGCCAATGAGGTGCCGATCAAGGAGCAGGCTGAGTTCCTTGCGGAAGATGACATCTATAAGCGGCAGAATTCGATTGTGCAGGCGCTGATCAACGTCAAGCCGATCATCCAGAAGCACGTCGAGGAAGTCCGGGAGACGTTGGCCGCGAAGGCGTCTCAGGCGAAGGACAGAGACGCCGCCACCAGGGCTGAACAGAAGCGCGCACGGAAGGCGGCGAAGCGTATGGTCCTGGCAGAGGCGGCTGACTGATGCTGAGCGCCGCCGCACGCCACAAGTTCAACCGCTGCATCGCAGAGATGCGCCGCGGTCGCGTGTCTTCGTCCGACTTGGCGGCAGACGTGCTCGGGCGCCTTGAGAGTTGCGGTCTCAGTGTGTCGGAAACCGAGCCTGACCTTAAGGCGATGGCCGAGGCGCTTGTGGAAGCTGGCTATCAGGTGGTGCCTCCCGATGCCTAACCGTGTCCACTTCGACGTTTACCAGGGCGAAGACCGCACGCTTACGGTGGCCGCGCGGAACAACGCCAATGCCGCACTCAGCCTGACGGGCGCCACGCTGTCATGGCGTGTCGGCCGCAATCCCTACCGGCTCGATTCGTCTTGGCCGATCTTCACCAAGACCGGGACCATCAGCGACTCTGCCAACGGGCAGTTCACCGTGTCGATTTCTGCCGTTGATACGCAGTACATGGCCGGCGACTACATGCACCAGGGATGGGCCACGATCTCGGGCCAGACCTACGTCGTGGCTGAAGGCCGCTTCCGGGTCCGCCCCTGGATTGAGAGCGGGGCGTAGTCATGGCCACCCGCACCGCCCGCCAAGTCATCACCGACGCCTTCCACCGAATGGGCTTCATCTCGGAGGATGAGGCGCTGACAGCAGAGCAGGCCTCGCGGGCCCTCACGGTAATCAACGACATGATGAACGGGTGGACCGCCGAGGGCATCGAGTACGTCCACAGCGACCTAACGCTGGATACGGTCGTCAACGTGCCTGACAAGTTGGTGCGCTCCACCATGTGGCTGCTCTGCGATGAGTTGGCGATGGAATACGGCAAGGCCCTGAGCGATCGGCAGCAGATGCAGGTCGACCGGGCTAAGAACGCCCTGCAGGCCTACTACTTCCGTGTCTCGCCGGCTCAGTTGGATGAGGGCCTGCGCCCGAGTTGGCCGCCCGGCTACTTCGACATCCGGAGGGGCTGATGCCGCGCGCGCCGCTCGCCCTTGGCAAGGCATCGGGCCGGTCCCGTCCGATCAACCCGTCACGGCTCCTGAACTTGTACGCCGAACCGGCTCCGCCCGATTCCATCTCACCGTGGATTCTCTTTGGCACGCCGGGGCAAAAGGCCTTCTCCACCGCAGGCAGCGGCGACATCCGCTGCGGCCTCTATGCATTGGGCGCGGCCTACGTCCTGTCAGGGCAGACGGTCTTCCGCATCGACATCAACGGCAATGCCACGGCCTGCACGGGCGATACGCCATCGGCCACCGGTACCGCCATGATGAAAACAAACGGCGTCCAGCTTGGCCTGCTGGTTAACGGCCGCATGTTCTACATCGCTGCCGCCACGCCAACGGTCGTCACGGCGGTCACGGATGCGCAGTACCCGGCGGATGGCGCGACCAGCTTCGACTTCATCAACGGCTACGGTGCCTTCACCAAGGGCGGCACGGATGGGGAATGGTTCCTGTCCGATCTCTACGACTTTGCGGCCTTCGATGCGGCGGACTTCGCCACGGCAGAGTCGAGCCCTGATGGGCTGTTGCGCTGCTTGGCGAATCACAACGAAATGTGGCTCTTCGGCGTACACACGACTGAGGTGTGGAACCTCACGGGAGCGGTTTTTCCCTTCGAGCAGGTTCCAGGCTCCCTCATGGACCGTGGCATTGCGGCCCCGCTCTCGGCGGCCCTGATGGACAACGCGCCCTACTGGCTGGGCGACGACCGGATCGTCTACCGCGCCAACGGCTACACGCCGCAGCGTGTGTCCAACTTCGCCGTGGAGGAAATCCTGCGCTCGGGCACCGTGGCCGACGCGGAGGCGAGCACGCACACCATCGGTGGCCATCACTTCTACGTCCTGAAGCTGCCGACGCTGGGGCGCACGCTGGTCTTGGATGCGGCGACCCAGATTTGGCACGAGCGCCAGTCCGGAACCGATGTCACCCCGGCCGTATGGGCGGTCAACTGCATCTTCACCGCCTTCGGCAAGACCCTGGTGGGCCTTAATGACGGCCTTATCCGGGAACTGGATCTCGACACGTTCAAGGACGGCACGACGCAGATCAGGCGGTCGCTCACGTCCTTCCCGGCCTACAACGGCCGGCAGGGAATCCTTCGCCACATTGAGTTGGAGTGTGAGCGCGGAGTCGGCCTGAATACGGGGCAGGGCTCGGACCCCCAGTGGATGCTGCGCTTCTCTCGCGACGGCGGCATGGCTTTCGGTAACGAGAAGATGGCTTCAATGGGCGAAGCAGGTCGCCGCCGCGCGCGCGTCATGTGGGACCAACTGGGGCGCTTCCAGAACGGCGCGGTGGAAATCTCCATCGCCGACCCGGTGAAGGTCGCGGTCTACGGCGGCAACTACGAGACGGAGGGCCTCAATTGAATCCGCTTGAGCCCATCGTGCAGAACGGAAGGGCCACCCGGTCGTTCATGGCCAAGGTCAACGGCTTCCGCGTCACGGCAACCAACCCTCTCTTGAATGCGAACACGGTCATCGTGGACGAGCAGGGCCGCCCGCTGCGGACGCTGATCGCCGTCCTCAATGCACTCATCAGCAAGGCCCCGGTGGCGAGCCTGCCGATCGTCGACCCAAAGACAGGCCGCCCGACCCGCGAATTTCTGAGGTTGATGGAGTCATGATCCGCGACGCCACCCAAGAGGACGCCGAGGCCCTAGTAAGGATGGGCGCGGCCTACGTGGAAGAGGCGGGCCACCTTGAGCGGTTCGGCGCCGAGTTCTGCCCGCAGTCCTTCCTGACGACCTGTGAGGCGCTGGCCCGTACAGGCGTCATGATCGTGGCTGAGCACGACGGAAGGGTCGTCGGCATGCTCGGCGCGGCCTTCATCCCGGTCCTGTGGAACTACAAGGTTTTGCTGGCCCAAGAGACGTGGTTTTACGTCCAGCCTACAAAACGCAAGGGCCTGCGCAAGGAGACGAGCGAGGCGCTTTTAAAGGAATACGAGGAAAGGGCTACTGCCCAAGGGGTATCCTTTGGTGGTATAGTGCAGGAACTAGGCCCGCGCAGATCTGCTGTGGGCCGGCTGTACGAGGCCAAGGGCTACGCCCCCGCCGAGTCCGTTTATTTGAAACGGTTGGCGGCGCACTGATGGCCGAACTCCTTACCCTGCGGGATACCACCGTCATACCGGCGATGAGCGATGCGTCGATCGCGAAGGTGCGTCACCTGACGGACCTGTCGCTGCGCCACCTCCCGCAGATTCCGTTCGTCACCGAGCACCGCCTGCACGCAGGCATCTACACGCGCACCGTGACCATCCCGGCCCCTCCCTTTGGGGGAAAGGCCACCGTCTGCACGGGCGTGCTGGTCAAGATCCCAACCCAACTCATCATCAGCGGTGACGTGATTGTCTACATGGGCGAAGGCGAAGCCCCCGCGCATGTGAACGGTCAGAGGGTGTTTCTGGGCAGCCCCGGCCGCAAGCAGGCATTCCTGGGCAACGGCGAATACACGATGACCATGTGCTTCGCCACCGACGCAAAGACGGTGGCTGAGGCCGAGGCGCAGTTCACGGACGAAGTAGACCTGCTGTGCCCCCTTTCCGAAACCGAACGCCACGACATCATCGTGGGAGAAGTATCATGAGCGGTCTTATTGCTGCTGGCGTTATTGGTGCCGGCGCCTCCCTCATGGCGGCCAAGATGTCGGCCGATGGCGCGAAGGCGGGCGGCGAGGCTGCTGCCAGAGGAGCGATGGAGGGCGCTGTGTTCGGCGCCAACATCGCACGCGACCAGCGGATGGAAAACCGCGTGGACGCATCGCCGTATCAGTCACTCGGCATCAATGCGGCCGATGAACTCGGCCAACTCTTCGGCTGGGGAAGGCTCTACACGGGCGGCGGCCACGATCCATGGTACTTCAGCGGAGGCGCGCAGGGTCGCCATTTCGCGGGTGACAGGGGCGGCGCAATGCCCTCTGGCGCGGCTGGTGGAGGCTGGGAGAGCCTCATCATGCCAGACGGAACGAGCGCCTACACCCCAGAGGAGCTTCGGGCATTCGGTGGAGGGGGCGGCGCGGGTGGCGGCTCGGCCGGCAATCTCCTGCGTCTAGCCAACCTCGTTCCCCGTCCGGGCAATCTGCCGACGTTCAATCGGCTCAATGTGTCGGACAAGTTCGAGGCAGATCCGGGCTATGCCTTCCGCCAAGCTGAAGGGCAGAAGGCCCTTGAGCGCGGTGCTGCCTCGCGCGGCAAGCTGCTGTCGGGCGAGCAGTACAAGGCGCTGTCTGACTTCAACTCGGGATTGGCTTCGCAGGAATACGGCAACTGGTGGAACCGCTATGCCGGCGGGACGCAGTTCAACAACGCTGCGACTCAGCAGGAGTTCGCCAACAGTCAGGTTGACTACCAGAACGCCTACGGGGCAACCCGCGATGTGATGGGCGACTGGATGAAGCTGGCTGGCATTGGCAGCGGCGCGAGCAACAGCCTGGCGGGAACCAACTCCGGTTTAACGGCCAATACCGCAAACGCTTTCGCGAATGCGGGCATTGCTGGCGGCAGGGCGCTTGGCGCCGCAGAGGCGAACTCCGCCAATGCATGGGCGTCTGGCATCGGCTCTGCATACAACAACGCCCTAACGGGCGCCTACATGGGTGGCCTCTTCGGCGGCCGAAAGTCCGGCTACACCGGAGGGGCGGCGCCGTGACCCTAGTAGCAGTGAATCATGGTCCCGACCTGGCCGCACATCAGCGGCTGCCGGTACATGGGCGGGGGTGGCGTCCAGACCTGGAACGAGCTGGGGCCGTACATCACGGGCGGGCCGGGATCGTATGTGCCCCCGCCCTGGCACGCGGCGAGAGCCACAAACAGGGCGAGCGTAAGTCTCTTCATGGTGTAGTCCCTCCTGCCCCCGCAACCGGACACTACCACAAAGTGGGGGACCTGTAACATGGCCGGCGTGGTTTTCCCCTCGATCGGCAACGCCCTCCTGCCGCTGGTCCAGATGGACCGGCAGCGCGATCGGGACGAGCGGGACTTTGCCCAGCGCACACAGGAGCGAGCCGACAATTTGGCCTTCCGCAAGGAAGAGTCCCAGTACCGCCGCGAATCCCTGGACGAGCAGCGGGCCATGCGCCTCCAGTCGCACATCGCGACCCTGGATGAAAAGACGCGCGCGAAGGTAAAGGACTTCTCCGAGTTCCGGGCGCGCGGCGGCATGGCGGTTCTGAGTGCGCCGCCCGAGCAGCGGCCACAAGCCTACGCAATGTATGTGCAGGAGGCCAAGGCACGCGGCTACGACATGAGCCTGTTTCCCCAGCAATGGGACCCGTCGACAGAGCGTCGGCTGCAGTTCGATGTCGACCAGTCGAAGCCGTTTGCGGACTTCTTCAACCAGCCGCAGGCGATGCCACCCGCTGGCGGGGGCGCTCCGGCGTCGAGTGCCGCGCCGAACCGCGACCAGTTCATCCAATCGATGATGCCCCATGCGATGGAGGTGTCACGGCAGACGGGCATCGACCCGCGCCTGGTGGTCGCGCAGGCCGCGCTGGAGACGGGCTGGGGGGTGAAGGCACCGGGCAACAACTACTTCGGCATCAAGTCGCATGGGCAGCCGGGCGGCCAGACGCTGGCGACCAATGAGGCGGGGCCAGGCGGCGAGATGGTCCCCACACAGGCATCGTTCCGCACCTATGCGAGCCCCGGCGAGAGCGCACAGGACTACGGCAACTTCCTGAAGACCAACTCACGCTACGCTCCCGTGATGGCGGCGCAGGGATTGGATGCGCAGATTGATGCCATGGGCAAGTCGGGATATGCGACTGACCCGCAGTACGGCGCGAAGCTGCGCCAGATCGCTCAGGGCATTGGCGGTCCGCAGCCGGCGATGGGCGCACCTCCCGCTTCCATGGTGGCGCAGGGTGCTGGCGCGGCTCCGATGCCCAACGTCTCGCCGCAGCAGGTTGGAGCGCTTCCCGGTAACCCGGCGGCGATGCCCGGTGGCTTCACGCCGACGAACACACCCGCCAGCGCCATGCCGCTTCCACAGATGCCACCAGGCGTAGAGCAGGGCGGCGGTGAAGGTCCCAGGCGGAACGATGTAATGGTCCCGCCTGGGGCTGCGCCTCCGCAGGGACCGCAACAGGAGGTGTTCGAGGTTCGGCGCTGGCTCAATACGGCCATCCCTGGAGCCGTGCCTTTCGCCGTCAAGGGCCAGCCCGTCTACGATGCGCAGAAGAACCTGATGGTGCGCATGCCTGACGGCTCGACGGGTTGGGTGCCGTTGCCCAAGCCGAAGGAGCCGCGACAGGAAGGCCCCAAGACGCTGGAAGAGCGAGACCGCGAAACGCTGCTGAGGGGCGACCCCAACACCCCCGAGTATGCGGCGGCGTATGCACAACTCGGCGCCGAGCGCGTCATTCCAGATCCCAACAGCCCTGGCGGCTTTCACCGCATCAGGCCGGACCTTTCTTGGGCACGCAAGCCGACTTTTGCCGGAGCCAATGCCCCGCAGCCAGCGACGCCACCGCTGCCGGGCGGCAAGCTCGTGGAGACTGATCCCGGCCGCGGCAAGCCGCTCGACAACTCGGCGCGCGATGATCTCGTGAAAGCGGCCCGGCCAGTTTTGGAAATGACCGAGCTGCTTAAGTCGTTCGATCCGGACTTTGGCGGTTACATGTCTGGAGCCGTTGGCGATGCAGCCAACTTCGCCAAGCGCAACCTACCGGACGTTCTCGGCGGCGCTGACCCTAAGGGGCAGGCGCAGTGGTGGCAGCGTTACAACATGTTCGCCAACCTAGAACGTAACGTCCTGTTCGGCTCGGCTTTGACGCCGACCGAGAAGGCGGCTTTCGAGGCGGCCATGGTGAACCCCGGCATGAAGCCGGACCAGATCAAGGCCAACCTGAGCCGGCAAACGGAGATTGCCAACAAGGCGCTGTCTCGCATGACCAACTCCATGGTTGCGGGCGGCACCAACAAAGAGGCGATCGAAGCCATAACCGGCACTCGCATGAGTGACCTGCCCGACCCCATCGGCGGCGTCCCGCAGGGTCCGCCTCCGGGTGGCTCGGCCGACAAGGCCAAGCAGCAGTTCGACATCAAGAAGAAGTACGGGCTCGACTGATGGCCGACATCGATCGCATCAAGGGCAACCTTGGCAAGATGATCGACCAGGGGGCGCCTGAGCCGGACATCAACGCCTACCTGTCGACGGAGGGCTTCGCATCCCCCGAGGCATGGCGTTCGGCCATTGCGCAGCCCGGCGCCAAGCCCAAGACGGTCGGTGCCGCGATGGTGCAGGAGTCGCCGCGCCTGGAGCCAGGCCCGCGCACCTCCACAATGCCGGATGTGCAGCCGACGTGGGGACAGGTCGCCGGCAACGCGCTGAAGAACTTGCCGAGCAGCCTTTGGAACGATGTTGCGGTCCCAACCTACAAGGCCGTCACGGAGCGCCCGGTAGAGACGCTGTCGGCCATCCCCAAGGTGATCGTCGGCGGGCTGGAGAACCTACCGCAGCCACGAGGAACCGATAAGCGGCGCGAGGAACTTTCTGCCACCCGTCCAGAGTTCGTGAACGCCCTGCGCGACTCCAAGGCGCTGGCTGGCGCGGTTGGCCAAGATTTCGTGGACGCTTACGGCAGCGAGAACGCGCTGAAGCACACGCTGTCAGAGCACCCCGGCCGTGTCCTGATGGACGTGGCGAGCGTGGGCACTGCGGGCGCCGCCCTGCCGGGCAGGGTGGGCCAAGCAGCCAGCGTTGTTTCCAAACTCGACCCGCTTACCATGGGTGGTAATGCGCTGAAGCTCGCCGGCAAGGGCGTGGATGCGGCAGGCTCTAACGTGCTGGGCATGACGACTGGCGCCGGCACTGACTCCATTCGCGCGGCCGGCAGGGCTGGTCGGGAGGGCGGGGAAGCGGCGGGGGCACTCACTGAGAACATGCGCGGCGCTCCAGTGTCCGAGGTCGTGGACCGCGCACGCACGGCTCTCGACCAGATCCGGCAGGAGCGCTCGGCAGCCTACAAGGGCGACATGGCCAAACTGGGCCAAGACGACACGGTCCTGAACTTCGACGCCATTGACGGAGCCGTGGGCAAAGCGTCCCAGGTGGGCTCCTTCAAGGGCGTGTCGATCGAGCCTGCGGCGCAGGAAGTCGTCACCCGCATGGCCAAGCAGATTGAGGACTGGAAAGTCCTTGACCCGGCAGAGTATCATACGGCGGTAGGCATTGATGCTCTTAAGCGCTCTCTCGGCAATCTTCGCGATTCGACTGGCCCGAACACCCCCGAGCGAGTGGCGGCCGATCGTATTTACAATGCTGTTCGAGCGGAGATAGTCAGCCAGGCGCCGGACTACGCCAAGACGATGGAAGCCTACAGCAGGGCTTCCGACACGATCAACGAAACCAGCAAGACATTCTCGTTAAACAGGGCGACTGGCGACGACACGCCGGCCCGCAAGCTGCTGTCTGCCACTCGGAACAACGTCCAAACTAACTACGGCGAACGCGGACGGCTGCTGAACGTGCTGGCCGAGAAAGACCCAACCCTTCCTGACGCCATTGCTGGGCAGTCCCTGAACGCCCTTACGCCGCGCGGTCTTCCTGGTCGCGGCGGCGCCGTGCTGGCCCTGGGTGGCATGGCCGTTGATCCAGTTTCCTCTCTCGCATACCTGGCAGCATCTTCGCCCCGCATCGTTGGTGAAGCCGTCTATGCCGGCGGCAAGGTCATCGGCACCGTTGAAGATGTGGCCGGCGCTCTTGGCGTCACTCCGGCCCGCATCCGCGCGCTTGGTCAAGCCGGCTATCAAGCTGGGCGCCCCGAGGACATCCGGCAGCGCGCCATGTCCCTCCGTCAATCCAACGCATTGGCAGCACCCTAATGGCCACAGTCATTTTCCCCTTCGTAGCGGTAGACGGCAACGGCAACGTCCGGGCCAGCGCCAAGCTCTATTTCTACCAGACGGGCACGTCCACGCCGCAGGCGACCTATTCCGACAGCGCCCTGTCGGTGACGAACGCCAACCCGGTAGTCGCCAACTCTGACGGCCTATTCACCGGCATTTACCTGGGGGAAGCCCCCACGTTCACGGCCTACAAGGCCGTCCTGAAGGACAGCAACGACGTGACGATCTGGACGCAGGACCCGATTGCGGGCGCGCCGATCGCTGCGCCCATCTCGGCTTCGATCCTGCGCGGTTACATCTCGGGACTTGAACGCACGGGCAGCACAGGGACTACCTACTCCAGCGGGGCGGGCGTTGCGGCGGACGACACCAACGCAGTCATGCTGTCGATGGTATCCGGAACCATCAACTGTGCCACGGTCGGCGCGGATGGCTTGGATGCGGGCGCGCTGGCCGTCACTACGTCCTATCACGTATTCGCCATCGGCAAGACAGACGGCACGACGGCGCGGCTTGCATCCACCAGCCCATCATCTCCGATCATGCCAAGCGGCTACACCTACAAGCGCCGCACGCAGAGCTTTAAGACCACCGTGTCCTCTCAGATCATCGGCTACGACCAGCGCGGCGACAACTTCATGCTGTCCGCGGTGGTGCTTGAGTTCGCCCTGACTGGCGCAGGCACAACGGCAGTGACGCGCACGCTGACCGGGGTGCCTTCCGGCATCGTTGTTGAGCCGGTCATGTCGGTCAATCTGGACATCGCAGCGGGCGGCTCGGGCGAGCAGATCTATCTTTCATCTCTGTCGCAACCCGACGCGACGGCGGATAGCACCACGTCGCAGGTGGCGGTCTCCCAGAGCACCAATGTCGTCACCTTGAATGGGATGGTCAACGGCGTGTTCACCGACACATCCGCGCGAATCCGCACGCGGCAGGCCCAAGGCGGCACCGCACAGTTGGTTCGCCTCAAGACTCACGGCTGGGTCGATCCACGCGGGAAGGACGGATGATGTCAGCCTCGGGCGCGATCAATACGAGACGGCGGCTCGGACGAGAGGAGCGCATTGAGCGCGGCCAGTGTCCTGCGTTCGTCGTCGGTCAACGTGGGGTCGTTGTCCAAAAGGCGCGACATCAGCGCATCGCGCGTCTGGACGAGCGACAGGCCCCGAAGGTCCCCGGTGCGGATGTACTCGGCCATGTCGTCGACCAGTTTGCTCATCCCCCGACCGTATCACACAGCATCTAAGGAGCAAGCCAATGGCAACCACAGTTGAACAGACGCCCGGCAAGACGTGGCCGGTTGAAAGCGGCAAGCAGATTTTGTCGCCCACCATCAGCACGGCGGTCACCCTGACCCCGCCCAAGGGGGCATCATGGGCACTGGCGCAGGCCCTCAGTGCCCCTATCCGCTGGTGGGATGACGGCAGCGCGCCTACGGTCTCGCAGGGCTTTCGGTTGGCGGCCGAGCAGTACCTTGAGATCACAAGTGATCTTAGGGCGTTCAAGGCCGTTGCGGAGTCAGGTACGCCCACCCTCAACGTGACCTACTACAGGTCCAGCCCATCGGAGACTCAGTCGTGAGGGTCTTCGGCGGCTACCTCCCCCTCTCTGGCGGGACGCTCACGGGAAGTCTGACGATGGCGACAGGCTTCAACATCATGGGCTCCTCGACCAGCGTCGTCAGCGGCTTTGCGAACTACATCGCCACTGCCGCCGGGGCGCATTACTGGGTGACTCGCGCCGTCATGCGCTCGCCCGCTGATGGCTCAGTTCGGCTGTCCAACAACGCCGAGAGCGGCTTTACGTCGCTGCTGTTCGCGACCGGGGCTGGCACAGACATCGGCACCTATGTCGGCGCCGGTAGTCCAGAGGGCGCTGTCACGGCTCGCATCGGGTCGACCTACTGCCGCACAGACGGCGGCGCCGCCACCAGCTTTTACGTCAAGGAAAGCGGCACGGGCAATACGGGTTGGGTGGCCAAGTGAACGGTCTTGACTTCCTTCTGAAAGCCATCGGGAGCCTGCACGCTGAGATTGCGGCGCAGATCGATGCTGGCTTGGCCAAGGACGCCCGCATCGCCGAGCTGGAGGCGCTGCTACGCAAACAAGAAGGCAAGCGCGAGAAGGGCGCCGAGGAATAGCAGGATGATCAGGCTGCCGGTGCCTTCGACAAAGAACGTGAGCATGTATCGTCTCCTGCCCCCGCAGGGCGACGATAGCGAGGCGAGCGCAAACGTTCAACCTACAGCGGCCAGCCGCCGGGGATTGCCAGAGCCACGAGGTCAAGCAAGCCCCACAGGGCGAGGGCATGCACGATCACGGTGTACAGGACGGCCCTCATGGATGCCACCTGCCGCCGGTCGCGGGGTGCAGCTTGGCCATCAGCGCATGGCAGCGCTCATGATGCACCGCGTCGGTGTACTTCCAGCCAGTGAGCTTGCGGCTCACCAGGATGATGTCAGCGCTGCCGCCGATGCTTGGCACGTACAGGGCCTGCATGTTGGGGTTGGGGAAGCCGTCGACTGGGACGATCAGCGCCTTGATGGCGGACAGATCTCGCCGGCACTCGGCCGGATAGGCGTTTCCGGCTTGGTCGGTCGCGGGGTACTCGGCCGCCATCACTGGCAGCGCAAACGCGAACAGAATCGTGGTAAGGAATGCCTTGGGCATGACCAGCTCCAATCTGGTTGTGCGGCTTTCGGGCCGGCCGGGCGGGGTGTTGCAAGCACCTCGTTCGGCCCCAAAACAATGCCCCCAACATCCGGCTATTTCAAGGCAAATCGCAACCCATGCGGGAGGCGAAGCCGTGCGGGCGTAGCGTGAACAGGCGGCCCCGGACCACTGCTTGCGGTAGCGGCCCGGAGCCTCACCACCAACCGACCCCGAGGGAGGCCGGCTAATGGCTAGCAAAAGATGACCACATCGACCGAAGAACGGCTAGCCCGCCTTGAGGCCCTGTTTGAGACGCAGGGCGAGGACATCAAGGACATCAAGGGCGACGTGCAGGATCTCGTGCGCGCCATGCACACGGGGAGGGGTGCGCTGTGGCTGCTGCTGAAGATCGGCGCGGTCCTGCTCGGCATTGTCGCCATCGCCAAGCTCGTCCTCGACTTGGTGAAGCACTGATGAAGAGCCTGGCTCCAGCCATTTGCAGCGCGCTCGCGGTCTTCGTGTTCGCCGGCTTCGTGGTGCTGCTGTTCCTGAAGGCCATTCCCGAGGGGATGAAGGACCCACTGATGCTTCTCGCGGGCGCCGCGTCTGCTGGCTACGGGCAGGTGCTGAGCTACTGGCTCGGCTCCAGCGCGGGCTCGGCAAAGAAGGATGAAGCAATCTCCAAACTGAGCGAGAAGCCATGAAGACGAGCGAACAGGGCCTCAAGCTACTGCACGGGCGCGAGGGCAAGCGCAACAAAGCGTACCTCGACAGCGTCGGCGTGTGGACGATCGGCTACGGCCACACCGGCCCGGATGTTCACGCCGGACTCGTCTGGACTGACGAGCAGGTCGAGGCGGCGTTTGCCAAGGATCTGGAGCGCTTCGAGAGGGCGGTTAACGAGGCCGTCAAAGTCCCCATTCCCCAGCACGCATTCGATGCGCTGGTGTCGTTTGCCTACAACGTGGGCGTGGGGGCCTTCAAGTCATCGACGCTGGTGCGGGTGCTGAACGCGGGCGACATGGCCGGCGCCGCTCGGCAGCTCGATCGCTGGCACATCCCGGCCGAGATCACGTCACGCCGCAACGGCGAGCGCGAGCAGTTCAAGGGCACTGCATTCCAAGCCCGCATTCACGAAGAGGTAGTCGCATGACCTACGTACTGATTGCGGTTGCGTTCGCAGCCGGATGCTTCACGCCAAAGACCTACGCCAAGTTGAAGGCGAAGCTGGTGGATTGGGCCAACGGGTGAACCCGCTCACGCTCCTAAAGGCGGTCCCGTGGGTGCTGGCACTGGCTGGCATGGCCGCTGCCGGCTTCCTGTTCTGGAGGCTCAATGCAGCCCACGAGCGGGTAGGGGCTCTGGAGCAGGCCAACAAAGCCTATGCGGCTGCACTGGCTGCCAAGGCAGAGGCTACCAAGAGCAGAGCGGTGACACAGCAGCGAGTCCGGCAGATGGCTCCGGCTGAGAAGCTGAAGGGACTTGAGTAGGATGGAGCGTCCGGCAGGAATCGAACCCGTCGTCATCGGTTTGGAAGACCGAAGCTCTGCCATTGAGCTACGGACGCTTTGGAGCGAGAGCGCCGACTGCGATGCGCCGACGCGAGTTAGCCCGAATATCACCCACGTTCATCGGCCGACGCCCTCATGTGGTAGAACGGGCGGGCGCGGCTATCGCTCGTGGTCTCTCGCAGGAGTGGCAATTCTACTCCTGTCCGCCTGCTCAAGCAACCCGCCGATCATCAGCGGCGACACTTCTTGCGAGCGCTTCCGCCACATCAGCGCCACGCCCGCCCAGATCAAGGTCTTCGCTGACAACTGGGAGGTGATGGAGACCTACGCGGACCAACTCGTAGTCCACAACCAAGTCTACGACGCGTATTGCCTCGGGGTGGCGCCGTGAAGCACATCCCGGCCGCTATGATCTTTGTCGGCCTCATGCTGATGGCTGTCGTGGCATTCGCTCACGACCCCTACACCGACTGGAAGACCCGGCACGGCATGTCGTGCTGCAACCAGAACGACTGCGCCCCCACGACTGCTTGGCAGGACATGGAGGGTAACTGGTTCGTGCGATCGGCCGGGGTGACCCATCCTGTCGATCCGCTCGCGATACTCCCCATCCCATCCCCTGACGGCCGCAGCCATGCCTGCATTCTTGGCGGTCGGGTGATCTGCTTTGTTCCCGGCGAAGTGCGAGGCTGAATGTCTATCCATTCTGGTGTCAGTGACGATCGCTTTATCGCCCTCTGGCGCGAAACCGGCGGTCGCGCCAAGGCCATCCACGAAGCCACCGGCATTGCTCTCCGCAACGTCTACGAGCGGCGAAACAAGATCGAGGCCCGTCGCGGCATCACCCTGCCGAGCGCTGGTGATGACGGAAAAAGGGGGAGGGGCGACGCAGGGCAATCCCCCAACGACTACTTGTCCCGCATCCCAGTGGACGGCTTCACGGGGAGCATGGTCGTCTTCTCCGACGCGCATTACTGGAAGGGGCAGCCACCATCAGTGGCGCACCAAGCGTTGATCGAGGTGATCCGAGAGATCAAGCCCAAGCTGGTCATTGCCAACGGCGACATTTTCGACGGCGCCAGGATCTCACGGTTTCCCCGCAATGGCTGGGAAAACCTGCCGCGCATATCGGAGGAGCTGGAGGAGGCTACCGAGCGGATGGCTGAGATTCGCCACGCTGCCGGCCGCGCCAGGCTTATTCGCAGCATTGGCAACCATGACATCAGGTTCGACCGCTACCTGTCCATGAACGCATCCGAGATGGATGGGATTGCCGGTTTCCGGCTGGCCGATCACCTGAAGGCGTGGCCGGAGTGCATGAGCATTGCCGTCAACGGCCATACGATGATCAAGCACCGCTTCTACGGCGGCATCCACGCGGCCTATAACGCCACGCTGCGGGCCGGCTGGAGCACCTTCAACGGCCACACCCATCACCTCGAAGTGAAGCCCTGGGGCGACTACAACGGCCGACGCTATGGCGTGCAGACAGGCGCGATTGCCGAGGTGGGCGGCCCACAATTTGCCTACGCAGAAGATGGCCCAAGCGCGGGCTGTAGCGGCTTCGCGGTCGGCACGTTCGACGGGGCCGGCCGCCTGCTCATGCCGGAACTGTGCGAGGTGATCGAGGGCGTTGCCTACTTCCGCGGACAGCGCGTCGCGGGAAAGCGTCGGGTAGCCGCATGACCGCCGCGCAACGCCGCCTGAAGGCATGGTCCCGCATGACCTCCAAGCAGAAGCTGGCCGACATGGAGAAGGAAGACCGCAGGCGGAAGGGGATGCTGCGGGCCGGTCGCAACTCCGGCTTCTCCGCTGCCTGCTCCCGAGCATCCCTCCGTCGAGGGGCGGGTGACAGGATTAGCTTACGCAGTGCGTGTGCTGATCACACCGCCGCAGCGCAACCCTTATACCACAAAAAGCCATGAGTAAGAAACCCGCCGAGCCGATGAAGATGGTCCTGGTGGAGTGGCTGGACGCTTACACCCACGACAGCGGCTGGAAGTCGCTCAAGAGCCTCCGCAAGCAAGGGCCGGTGCTGGTCCGCTCTCTCGGCTTCCTCGTGAAGGAGGCGGACGACCATGTGACGGTCGCGGCGAGCCACGTCCCGCTGGACGACCACTGCGACGGCGACTGCGTGATCCCGCGCGGCATGATCAAGAGCATTGTGGAGTTGAAGGCGTGACCCAGCCCCGAGAGGCCATCATCCGAGTCATCGACGTGGAAGGTGAGCCCCTCCGGCTCACGGCGCTGGAGCAGCCTGTAAGGGAAGGCGGCTACCACAACTTCGTAATCACCAACTTCCCCAACTTGGTCATAGAGCTTGCCGAGGCTTGGGCGCGGAGAGAGTGGGCTAAGGGGAAGAGGTAGGGTTCACTTCGTATCATTCTTTCGCTTCCGTTGACGCCTTGGAAGCGGGGCCTTCTGCAAGAGCGGCGCGAAGCATCCGGCGCGCCTCCCATAACGCCGCCGCAGTCGACCTCCTATTTCCGGCACTAGCCACGGAGATAGCCATGCGCGGCCTGTTTAATGGCCCGGCATACCCGCCATAAACCGCGTAGAGTTTACGGCCTGCAAGATCGATGGTTTTACGCAGCATCATACGCTTCCCCGTATATTTTCCCGATATACGGTCTCCCGTATAAGGCCGATGGCCTGACAGATGGTTTCAGTCAGGCCGCGCCGACCGTGCAGGACATCGCACACGAATTGCGGGGAGACGCCGTGCTTCTGCGCCCACGCTTTCTGGCCGCCCGCCTTCTTAACCGATTGATGCAGGCGCTCCAGCGCCTCCGCCTCAGTCATTGGTAGTGTCTCAATCGTTACGAGCGTGCGGGTATTCGCAGCGGCTCGGATTGCCCTGCTTGCAAGGCTTCTGTCCGGAGCCGCAGTAGGCGCAGTTGTGGTCGCGGAACATCGGGTGCGGCGGGTTCGCGCGCGGCCCCATGGCCTTCTCCATCTCGCGATATTCGTCGGTCTGTCGGGGCATCATCGTCTCCTATAAGTCAATGTTGGAATTACACAGCCGAGCGAAGCGAGGGAACCCCATGCCCAACCCCACCGCCATAGCCGACCATCTCTGCGCTCTGATTACCGAGATGACCAAGCGCAGGAGAACCCGAGGCCCCGCATTGGATCTCCGTATCCGACCTTGAGCGGGAACTGAGGCGGCATGGCATATCAGTCACCCACGATGATCTGCAATCCGCTATCGGAATATGCGTCGAGCGGTGCGTGCTGAAGACGGCGGGAGACCCCGTGCATTCGATAGCGCCTTGGCAGAAGGACTGGGATGTCTAGCCCTGCTTGGGAGCGGCGGACAGGGCGCGGATGCGATCGGCAATTGAAGCGGCTTGCGCGTACAGGCTAGTCCAGTGAGCCCATGCCGGCTTCCCGTCAGCAATCCCCGCTCTCTGGGTTAGGCAATACGAGGCTTGCTCTTCCGCCACCCCGGCTGCTTTCTCCAGGATATCCACCGGGACCACCTTGAACCCCGCAGACTCGATCGCAGCCAGAGCGGCGCGGGCCTGATCTCCCAGCGTGCCGCCGGAAGATTTGTGAAGCGCAAGCGCTATGATCTTCTCCACCAGTCCCGCGTCATCCTGCATCATGAGTCTCCTGGGTGAACGGGCGCGGAACAAAATCCCGCCGGATTCCCGCGAATCTCGCGCTTGTCCACAGCAAGCGGCGCAGTTTCACGACTGATTTTGACAGAGATGATAGTAGCGCGAAACAGCGATAAAAGCTATATTTTATCGGTGTTTTTCGGTGGCGCTCCCTACGGGATTCGAACCCGTGTTTCAGCCTTGAGAGGGCCAAGCCGCATTGTGTCGAATCAATCACTTGGCCTTCCTCTCCCGCAGGATTCCCGCCAAAGCGCCGGCCTCGCGTCCGGGGATCGGCGTCGGCCTGACGTGCTGGTAGCGATGCAGGGAGCGAGCGTCGCGCCACATGCCCAGCTCGGCGGCCCGCTTGTCCGGGATCTGGGCGGCGTCGGCGGCGGTCGCCAGAGCATGCCGGCTCATGTGCGGGGTGTAGGCGACGCCCAGCCGCTCCCGCAGGGGCTTCAGCCAAGCGTAGACCCCGCGCCGCGTCTCCCATGGGAACAGCCGCCCTTCCTTCTTCGGCAGATTGGCAAGCATGGTGACGACGGCAGGCCCCACCTCAAGTGTCGCCCAGTCGTCGGTCTTGCCGATCTGCACCGACACCTTGCCGGCCCGCAGGTCGATGCGTTCCCAGTCGATCTTGAGATAGTCGGTGATCCGCAGCCCCAGCTCGTACAGCATGGCAATCAGGATGCGCTTGTAGGCCACTTGATGATCGCGCTTCCTGCCCAGCTTATTTGCCCGTGGAGGGGCTTCAGCGTTCTCCATGAGCAAGGCCATGGTTTCCTCTGGCGCCGCCTGGCGGGGCGATTTACGGCTCACCCAGAGCTTCTTGATGCGCCGGTAGTCGCACCACTCCTGTTCGGACGCATAGTGCAGGATGGCGGCTCCCACGCCGATGACCTTGCGATTCTTGGTAGCGTCCGACCGTCCGGGCTTCAGGGCGTCGGCGGCGGCCACCAGGGCGGCATGGTTGACGGCTCGGCAATCGACACGCCCGATGTGGGCGGCGACGGCATCCACGAGGGCAATGTCGCTCGTTGAGAGGTGTGGTTTGGCGGCCTTGTAGAACTCGGCGGCGTCGGCGAAGGCTACCGTCTCTCCCCGGCCGGGAACGCGACGACGCGCCCGCTCGGCGAGGTAGTCCTGTGCGAACGCCTCAGCGCCGCGGCGATCCCGCCGTCCCGTGGAGACCTCAAACCTGCCCGAGGCATCGCGACCGCTGATATACCACGAGGCGCCGCGCTTGCCGGGTGGGATGTACTTGATCCGCATGCCGTCCGCTCCTTGGCCTCCAAGGCCTTGTAGTCGTCTTCGGTGATGCGCGCGGCTCTCCCCCGCCCGATCGGCGCGATGTTGTGTACGGCCAAACGGGATTTCAAGAACCGCACGGACCACTGTAGGCGGCTGGCGGCTTGGGGGAGGCTTAGGCGCTTGTCGCTCATCCAAACCTCGCAAATTCCGGGTCAATCTCCATCGCCGCCTTGCAATAGGCTGCATGGGCTTCGGCGGCGGTGGCGAAGCAGCCAAGATGGCGCTGCCGGCCGTCGCGCCGAATTTTCGCCATCCAGCGCTTGTCCCTGGTGTTAAAATGAACACCCTTAAACCCGGAGGCATTGTCGCGCCGCTTGCGAGAATTTCGTTGATTTTGGGTGCCTGTTGCCTCGCGCAGGTTGTCGAAACGATCGTTGTTGCGAACGCCATCTCTGTGATCAATCTGAGCGGCCGGCCACTCACCCGTCATGTAGAGCCACGCCAGCCGATTCGCGCAATGGTGCACGCCGTCGATGGTTATCTGCCGATAGCCCTCTCCATTGAGCCAGCCCGCGATGGAGTCCGCCGCAACGCCGGGGCGCCTGACGATCCAGGTGAAGACGCCTGTCTCCGGGTCATAGTGCAGAAGCTCTCTCAGGTATTGCGCTGTCAGCTTCTTCATTTCTCGTCCTCGACCCCGGGAGAGAGGAGGGCGCGGGCGAGGTAATCGCGAGCGGCGTGGATGCGATCCTTCAGGGGATTGTCATCGGACACGCGACAGCAAAGCTCATGGATGTGCGCCTCAATCCCCCTCAGCGCCGCTTCCCGCGCATTGGGAGAGGTGGGGGTGTCCTTCGCTTCGCTCAGTCCGGGAGAGCCAGGACGGCCACCTTCCTGCTCCGGTACGGAGAGGGCCGCGTCGATGCGGGCAATTTCATCGCGAACTAAACCGTCGCGGAACGGGCTCGCCCCATATTCGTGCATGAGGGAGTTTCGCCGCTTCTCCAACGCCTCTCTACGTGCGCTCGGCATGCTTCACCGCCTTTCGATCCTTTGGTGCGTGCCTGCTGCACCACAGCAGTCCCGGCACACCATGCTGCGTGCCCGTCACCGTAGCTCGGTACCTGCATATGTGATGGATGCCGGGACTTGTGATGACTACCGCGATGCATCTTGGTATGGGTGCGTCGCGCACAGGTTTGTTGGCCCGCGTGCTCATGGCTTCCCTCCCTTCCCATCCGGCTTGGTGCCCTTCGGCCAGTCCGAAATCTCGATGCTGCGCGGGTTGTTGTATGACGTGCCGGTGCCGCGAGGATCACTGACGGCGTCCCGCCTTGGCGCGGCGCCCTTGGTTGCTTCTGCGTCGGCAAGGATTCGCAGCATCGCTATATCCACGAACATCTCGACGGTGCCCGCCTCGGGTTGCCCGGCTAGCGCTTCAAGCGCCCATTCTCTGGCTTTGTTCTTCATTTCCCGTCTCCCTTCCCATCCGCTCCTGCAACAGGGATGGGGGTGCAACGCAGCGATGACGCCGCGTTGTCCTGTTCCCCTCCTGCAACGGCTGCGACCTGCTCGCGGCGAAGCATTTCAATGATGTCATCGAGTTCGCTGACGTACTCCTCCTGCGCGACGGTGCCTTCCCAGTCGCCGCCGTTGCCGATGCTCTTGCAGTTCTCTCGGATGTAGGTTTCGCGTCGCTTTTCGATGAGCTTGATCGCCAAGCTCACGCCGTCGTGGGACATTTGCTGTGCAGCAGGTGTTTCAACATCAAGTGGCATTTCAGCGTTTGCTGAAAACACCTCGTCGGGAAAAGCTGCGGCAAACTTCTGGAATGCAACAGAGATCGCGTTCAAGCTAATCTTGGTGGCGTCGAGATGATGCCCCTTGGCTTCTTCAGCGTAGGCATCAGCCTCACGTAGAGCCATTCGGCTGTAGACTTGCAATGCGCGTGCAGCGCACGTATTGGCGAAGGCGACAAGACGGTGGTTGGTCCCTTTGTTGCCGAGGAAGAACTCAGGCAAATCACACTGGCGCCAGATACGCGTTACCTCCGCGTCATCACAGGCATTCTCATCCCTGAACATCGGGCATCCTTCGTTGTTGCAGCCGTTGTCACACATACGGCGCGCCGCTATCTCAGACGCCGTAAGATCACAGGCTGGACAGTCGTTAGGCCCGAAAGGAGCCGCCCCTGCGGCTGAACCCCCATCCGCTCCTGCAACAGGCGGGGCAGGGAGAGGCTGCCAGTGGGTGGGCTGTAGGCCGGGATAGTCGGCGCACGTCCAGAAGTCCTTGCCGTCATCCCAGCGCCAGACGACGCCCATGCGGCCCTTGTGGTCGCCCTCGGTTGCTTGGTAGCCGATGATGGCCGTCCCACCACCCGGCGCGCTCGCGATGTCTCTCCATCCATCCGCTCCTGCAACAAGACCTTCCTGCTTGAGGGCGGACGCAATCTCGTTGATGACCCGCCATCCGTCGCCGTAGCAGCCGCATTCATCTGCCACCATGCAGATGTCGCGTTCGGGGCAGCGAGCACGAATGGCGTTGAACACTGTCTTGAACAGTGCCCCATCGGTTTCTCTGCGCTTGGCGAGCGCCTTGCGAACCTTAGCCAGCAGGTCCAGCCCTTCGTGAGCGCGGCCGACAGGGGCGACCAAGTACCGCTCCACTTCCTCCAGCACCGTCCTGTGGCGTTCGTCAGATGGTGCGTCGCGACCCGATAGGCACTCCAACTCTCCCCCTCCCCCGTCTGCGGGAGTGAGGGCGGCGCGGGCTTTAGCGTCAGCCTTCGCAAGACGCTCTATCAACTGCTCGACGGTTTTGGGCAAACGCTCTGTGCCCGCGTCGCGACCTAAGAACGCAATCGCCACGACAATCTCTTGGCGCGCCGCCTCCAGCGCCTCTCTCATTCTCTCATCTCTCATGATTATGTATCCTTTAGGGTTCGCTCGTTCGCTGCGCTCTCCAAATGATGAGCGTTGTGGTGT